ATAAGCAATTGATCCAATTTGAGTAGCGTCATTTGGAATTAATTGAGCAACTGGAGTTCCAACTTCGATTAAAGTTGTACCAAAAGTAATTTCAGTATCAACAATAATTTGTTCGTTATTTTGGAATTTTTTATTCGTCTTTTCTATTCCACCAGATTCGGTATACTTTACATATAAAGTAACGAAACCTTTGTCTGATTCTGTAGAACTGATAGTATTAATTACTTCAGCTTTTACACCACTAGTAAGTCCAGTTATGGTAGAACCTAATAAATTCGAACGATAGTTTTCAACCTCAGATCCCAAGAATGAAGATTGAAGTAAAACACAATCTACATTATTGTCCCAACCAACCTGGCCAGGTATAACCATAGCTCCATCTTTGAATAGATGAGATCCTACGCTTTCTACCTGATTTTGTAAGATAGATTGTAGAGTTGTTAGTTCTCTTGCTTGGATAGGAAATCCAGGTCGGAAAAGAACTTTATAAAAGTTCTTAAACTTATCAAAGTCGTCATAATAAGGACTTACATTCAGGTTGGTGTTTTGTGCCATTTCTTTTCTATCTTTCTAATTAGAATTCGATAACAATTTTAATGTCTTCAATCTGATCGCTTGCGCGAGAAATCGATCTCCTATTATCTATATAGATAACTTCTCCAGTGTTTCTCTGGAGTTCTGGGAATGCATAACCAGATGTAAATTTCATACCCAAATCATATTCCGTATTATTAATTGTTCTTGTAGATGTTCCAGGAACAGCAGGGAAGTTTACATCAGGTTCTCCAGAAGCACCAGAAGATGATCCTGTGATTACGTTACTTCCATCAAATAAATTTAGAGATCCTGTAATTTCTGGATAAATACCATCCACTCTATTTTGGTAGAATTTTAAAACTTTAGTTGTAGAATTCCAGGAAATAACCCTTCCTCTTGCTGTAATCTGTTGACCACCAACAGTTCTAGTTTGAGTTATAATTTCGTCAACAACAAAATTTCCTTGGAATGTTGGTGAAAAAATTACTGCCTTTGTTGCACTGAGAGTTAAATCGGATGATAATTCTTCGGTGTTATATTTGTATGGATTTAATAGCAATCCAATTCTTCGATAATCATTGTCAATTGGAAAGTCGCCAGAACCTTCTGAGTATGATAGTTTGGCATTAACCATAACTCTATATCCACCCAATTCGAACGATGGGTTAGATCCATGACCACCTTGAGGTGGAATAATGACATCAATGGTTCCACCAGATCCAGTTCCGATTCCATTAATGGAATCTACGATAATTTTACCAAAAGTGTATCCAGTACCTCCAGATGTCACAGTAGCATTTACTATTTTACCACCATCAACAACGATAGATACTCTACCTCCTGTTCCATCACCAACAATGGGTACGTTATCATAAGTTCCATTGTTGTATCCAGAACCAGAAGCAGTAATAACTACAGTATCAATTTCTCCAGCAACAGCATTACTCAATACTGAAGAATCTGATAGTACTGGTACATAATCAGAAGAGAAGAATTTTAAAACTTGAGCAACTGGAATAGTATACATATACTTCCATCTGTAACCATCTGCAGTAGTTACAATTGAAGTTGAAGTACCAGTTGGTTCGATTGTGGATGGTTTTCCGTTTGGATCTGCTGGTGATGTCCCATTATAAATGCACTTATATACTTGATATGTTGAGTTAACAACATAAAAATCTGCATCATAGAGACGAGTAGAACCAGATGCCGCTGTTTTGGTTGGAGAATAGTCGTGACGATACATGTCATAAATGAAACCTAAACCACCAGTGGTTTTTTCTGGTGGAGTCCAATCTATTCTACGAACAACTTGAATAGTATCATTTGATAATACTCTTTTTAGTGAAATCATATCATCATATAAATCGCTATATTCCTCAAAACTATCGATAGCTTGTGGAGGATTATTTTCATTATCCCAAGGTTGTGGTCTTCCAATAAAAATATACAAACGATCTCTATCAGATCCAGCAGTTAAATCTGTTGCTTCTGGATCTGGACCTTCAAGTGACTTAATGAATTTTCCTGCCGAGTAAATTCGGAATTGATCTGTAAGAAGTGCTGACATTAATTTATCCCATGAATGTTATGATTCCCTATATTGTATTTAGTTGTTAAAACTTGTCATTTCTAACTCTGGTTAAGTAATCTACAGAAAGTATTCTCCACAACCCACCATTACCTCCTGAAATTTTTTCTCCTCCTAGAATGGATTGGACAATAGCTCCAGAACCAGATCCAGATGTAAATGTTATTTCTGGAGCAGATGTATATCCATATCCACCAACATCAACAGTAATATTTGTTATTTGATCTGCCGTTAATTGTGCAGTAGCCGAAGCATTTACAATTGCAGATGGTATATTGACTGTTATCGGTGTTGTATAACTATTACCACTATCTAAAATTCTAATATCGGTAATTGTCGAATTTGATGAAAACTCATATATAAATCCTATTTCTGGATCTCCAGTATCATATGGTACTGGATTATTTACAACTAGAATTTTATTAGTAGGATCCCAAGAAACTACCGTAGCTTCAATAAGAGAATCTACTCCAGTTACAACTTCTCCAGGTATAAAATCTATTCCATTATAATTATTTGGATTTCTCATATCCATTGTTATCTGTATAAATGCTGAATGTTCAACTCCTTCATTCAATAGACCAGCATCCGTAACAGTAGGAGTTTTGAAAGGTACACTAGAATCTTTGATTGTATCTCCAGCAACAAATAAAGTAGTATTCGTTCCACCTACAGTTTCTTCAATACCATATAACGTGGAAGAATTTCCAGCATCTAAATTAATCTGATTATTATACGTAGTTCCAGTATTTACTAGATCTGGATAACCATCTCCAGCACCGTCTAGTTCATTATCGTCTTCAAATGCCTTATCTAATAATATTGATGGTGGCTCAGTCAATTGATAAATTACAGATCCCTCAGAATCAATAATGATATGTGGTAATTCAAATGTACTTGAAGAATCTGCAATACCACCATCAAATACTACTGCAGATTTTTCTCCTGGAGTTCCTGCGTCAATAAACGCTAATTCATCTATTCGGAATACTACAAACAATTCTCTAGTTTGAGGTATCCAATCATAAACGACGGCAATTTTACTACTTGCCGATTCTTGAGTTCTGATAATTCTATCGCCAATATTAAATTCATATGCGCTTATACCAGTTTCAGGATCATTTTGAGCATTATCTAAAACAACTCTTTGATCGTATCTAAAATTCAATCCTCTAGTACATCCAGTTAATCTATTACTATCTTTTCCTGTATATCTTATTAATTCCTTTTCTAATAAGACAACTCCACTTCCAGGGTACGAATTAGTAGTTGATAGATAAATTGATGTATCTGCTCTTCCAATATTCTTTGTTATTCCAGATAAATTATATACCTCTAAGTTATATGATTGCCTATTTCTAGATTTTCTTTTTAATTTTACTTTTCTTGCAAATACAATGGACGGTGGCGCAGTATATCCAGATCCAGGATCAGTAACAACTATATCAGTTATTTGACCTTGATTTACAATAACTCTTCCTCTTGCACCTATTCCACCACCACCAGTAAATAGTACATATGGAGCATCGAGATAAAATTGACCAGGATTAGAGATCGTAACATTGGAAGATACTACTCCCTTCACATCTATTTCTGCCGCTCCAGTTGCTCCAGTTCCACCGCCACCAGTAATAGATAAAAATGGTGGAGTTTCATAATCTCTTCCTGGATTTAAGATTGATAGTCCAGTTACGGTTTTTGGAACTGCTCGTATACTAGCTCCATCACCTCCTCCTCCAACTACAGAGGCAGAAACATCGTAAAAATGTCCATCTCCATTTTTGGTAACTTGTATATAATCAATTGATCCATCTTCTCTTAGAATAATTTTTGCATCTGCTTTATCTGGTTGATCTTCTCCTGATGGAACATCTGGAGTTAATTCCACTCTCAATGGATCGTATCCTTCTCCACTATCTAAAACTCTAACAGCAACAATTCTTCCATTATTAATCACTGGTTCCAAAACAGCCGCTCTCGTCGGTGTTCCAGCATTTCCAATACTTAAAACTGGGGGGTTATCTGAATCGTATCCAGATCCCCCGTCAACAACAATAACAGAATCCACACCCAAATCATCATTAAAGACGGGTGAAATAGATGCTCCAGATCCAGGTACTATTGCCATTTATTTTTGTCCTCTATACTATATTTAGACGGAAATTGATGTAACTTCAACAATCATGTCTGCACCACCAGTGTGAGAAATTAGATTTCCTGGTATTGTAAATCTTTGACCAACATAATAATCATCACCACCATCGACAATAACTATTTGTGGAGTCCCTGCCGATGGCCATACAATAGTAAGTACGATACCAGTACCAGGAATATTATAATCAAGTAATAAATCAGTCCATCTCACATCAGAATTAATTTTTATAAAACCAGTAACAGAACCAAATTCAGTAATGACTTGAATTTCTGGATATGCGTATCCAGATCCTCTATCTACAACATCAATTCTGCCAATTCCAACTAAAGCTTTTGCCTGAGCATCAAATCCAGTTGAAGAATCAAATGATACTGTTGGTCTTGATGTGTATCCATCTCCACCAGAAGTTAATTGAATACCATTAACTCTTCCTACAATTATACTTGATAATGCCTCAGCATTTCTACCAAGCACAGATCCAAGATAATCGAATGTTATTAGTGAATTTGATGATTCAATGACAGCAACAGTTCTATCCAAATCTTCACCTTCGATTTCCAGAACATCACCAGATTCGATAGGAGGTATAATTTCAGCGGCAATAACGTCTGCGTCAGAACCAATATAAGAGAATGCTACAAATGTAGATCCTGCTCTTGGAATCTCAGCAAAAATTATTCGTGAACCAACAAGTTCAAAAGCAACTCCAGGTTCCTGTATAACACCATTCAACGATACAATAATATTATTTTCTGGTTTAATAGTTGTAGATTGAACTCCAGAAGTTATAGTCAATGAATAGAACACTTCATTTAATTTTAAGTTGAAGCTACTCTTCAGTGAATCGAAATCAAAACTAATATCATCCAGTTGACGAAGTTTTCCAATATAAACTGCGTGGAAAGATGCTCCTAATTCAGGCGCTTCTGTAAACTCAATTATATCACTGAAAACTGTGTAGGAAGATCCTGGAGGTTGGAGAATACCATTCACATATACTAAAACGTGTCCATCGGAATCTGGGAAATATTGATCCCCATTATTACTTGTCAATTTAAATTGTGTTTGCTGGCCATCAAATCCCAAGAATGATCTTGAAATACGACCTTCAATAACAATTGAATCTACTATAGATGAACGGTAATCATTATTAGAAATTAATTGTGCATATTGATTTATTTCACCAACTATGTTGCTTAAGTATAATCTCTTATAATTTCCAACTGGAACTACCTTTTGTACAGTTGCGTAACCTTCAGATGAAATTACTTCAACATTGGTAATTTCTCCAATACCACTTGGGAATTGATCTGATACTGCAGCATAATAATGAATAATTTGACCAATTGTATATAAGGATCCAGATACATTTCCAATATAAACGTGTGCAATAGAAGAACTTATTACATCATATCCTACAATATTAGATGTGTTTGAAGAATTAGTACTATTCAGAATAGTAGATCCTACTGGGAATAGGTCAGCATTAGTATCATAAGTTATGGTTAATTTGTAAATGTATTGAGATTGAATTATATCTCCAATATCAACACCAGAAGAACTATCCTGAATTACATCAACATATTTTGAACTTATAGACGAATATACTTTTCTGGTAGTAATAAACTCACCTTGCAATGATTCTGTATCAAGAACCAATCTACCTCCAGTAGTAGATAGAACTGGACTAATATTATATTCAAAGTTTAATATATCGATAGATGAACCAGAATACAATCCTTTTGCATATTGATTATTATCAAATGCACCGATTAAATCAATTAATTGAACTCTATTGATGATATCTGTGATTGAAGCCGTAAATCCAGCATCATTTATTAGGGTATTTGATATCGAGAAAGATCCTCCAGTAATTCGAACATCAACATAACTAATAAATTCACCATTCTCTACAGACTCAACTATACAAACATTTGAGGGTTGGCCTGGAATGGACAACTCATCACCTAAAGTAAATATTTCAGATTCAACATCATAAGTAATTTCGAATCTCTTTAATATATCTTTTACTCTACCTCTATTAAATATAATTTGCTCAACTTCAGCATTCTCTTGTGATGTTGCTCCATAGATATAATCCCCAACTGAAATCTTTCCTGCAACTGGACTTATTGGTGTCCTTGAAGGATATGTTTTTGTTGGTATTGTAATAGAATTTGATGCAATAATAGAGTTAAGTTCAATATAGTTCGGATTATTTAATACACCTAATAGAATTGCCATTCTATCATCAACAAAAGTTTGCATGGAAGTTAAATTCGATCCAGTAATAGAAATACTGGTATCGGTGTATGCATATTGACCAGCTGCCGAAGATGGTGATACCAATGTTTCGGCAATAGCTTGCTTCATCAAAGTTTTTACTTCATTGTAAGCATAGATACTTTGAATCAATTCACCCTCTAATGAAGTAACTGTACCTGTTGTTGCATCTATGTAAGTTAGTGCTGCATTTACAATTCCAGAATTGCCGTCAGTCAATAAATCATATACTAAAGCATCTATAATATAGCCAATATCTCTTAAGCATTTTGCATTACCACCAGGAACAGTGAAAGTTGGATAGTGATTTAGAGTTCTTTGTAAAGATTCATATTTAATGTATTCTTTGTTGAATAAAAGTAACTTCGCAGCATTTCTATACAAATTATTTTCATCACTATCACTTTGCCTCGTAACATGATTCATATTGCCATTTGTAATAGCAGTAGTTAATATAGAGAATAATGTGCTTATAGAGGATGCTACATTAGAGCAAGTTGGGTTACTTGGATCAACTTCAATTGTCAAATCTTTTACTTGACTTAATGTAGAATATCCACCAATAGTTATGGTTTCATTTCTCATGGCTTGAATTGCCATGTCTCTTACCTGATTGAATGCATAATTCGATTGTGTTTGTTCTCCAGATAATACAGGATTTACTGTATATACATTGGAATAATCAAATACACGAGCATTACCACCATTCCTCAAATCATAAATGATTGCTTCTAGAATTGTTACGATATCATCAATGCAATTTTGATTTCCATTTGGAATAGTAAAACCAGGATAATTAGCAAGCATTCTTCCAACTGCTACTTCGGCAATTAGCTGCTTATTACTATTAATTAAATTTGATGCATCATAATATCTTCCATAGTAAGTATTTCTTTCTGGAATTAGTATGCCAATTGCAAT